TCCTGTTTGCTGCCGCCGCGACCCATCATTGCCTCGCTCATGTTAAGAGCTGAGAATACACGCTTTTCAAAGTAGCTGAGGTAGCCTGTTGCATCAAGAGCCTGACCTTCGGCACCGATAGCTTTGAAATCTGTGGATTCGTTCGTCACCATGACGCCATCACTGGCCATCTTTTCAACTTCCTGTTTGGCTTCCTTGATTTGCTTGTCGGTGGCCATGAAGCCCGCCTGCGGCAAACCAATCTTCATCTGATAGATGGGGATTGCAAAACGGTAGATAAGGTTCAGTACATTGCCTTCGATTTTGCGAAGGAGTTTTACGTCCTCCAGAGCCGCTGCTAGGCGAGGTGTGCCGAATGCTGCGCCGCCAGCCTTATCTATGTAGAAGTGAATGACATCTGTAGGCTTGAATGTCTTTTTGTTGTTGCCGGACTCCTGCTGATACTGTTTAATCGTTCCCGTCTTATCACGTTTAATGGTGACAGTGCTCGGATCCATGCGGAAATATCCGCAGACCGGATTTGTGTCAAGAACACCTTTTGCAGAAAGGCCGCCGATATTGGTCATTGGCTGTCTGCTCTTAACCCAAAATGCATTGGAGTAGGCAACCAGGTCATCCGTGGTTTGCTGGAACAATACGTCCGTCGGCACGCCTGTCATAAAGGACATCATACGGAGTCGCCCCCGCAGATATTCTGCTGCAGCATCGTTCTGGCCAACAATGTTATAGCCGGCTTTGAAGATAAGCTGACTATATTTAGCGACAGCCATCTTTATGTAGGAGTCGCCGTTAATAGCATCCCGTATCTGGGTAAGGTCAAAGTCAGGAGAGGCAAAATCATCACTGCCTTCGCCCTGAAAACCTACTGCCTTTACGACAAAGTTTTTCATGTTCGCTTGGCTAATCTGCCCTCCAGTAGAGCCGCCAGCTTCCTTTATTTCTGTGACTTCTTCAATATGCTTTTGCGGTACACGCCAAAACATTAAGTCGCTTAATTTCATTACTTGCTCCCTGTCTTTTTGCTGATATTATCAGCGGCCTGCTTTGATTCCTCTCTGGTTTGACTGGAATTTGTACCTGTAGACGTAGTGGCCGTAGATTTTGATTTGTCGTCTACTGTCTGTACATTTTTGAGGCCATTGGTGCTATCTCCAGCTCCGCCGCTAGCCGCGTCATTGACATTGACCTTTTTCTCGGTCACAGCAAATATATCTACGCCTTTATTTAATAGCTGTCCTTTTGCTTTGGATTCATTTAAGGACATATCGAGTATATCCTTTATCACTATTACGGAACTGTTGAGGTACTTATACATATCGTAGAGTGACTGGGCATATTGCTTGTCGTACTGGCTGCGGCTATTCCGAAGTATTGAGTTGGCTTCGGAATCAAGGTAGGAGGCGCTATCGCCGTATTTCTCTGTATAGTAGCGCTCGCGCTCCTTTTCGGAAACGTGCCAGTATCTCATATGCATAACGGTCTGGTCTACGTTGTGGGTCTTCTTGAATAATCGGGTTTTCTGTTCCCGCATAACCTGCGACCGCACAATGTAGTCATGTAGATGCTCAAGGTTCTGGCCAGCAGGAATTTTTACAGCTTTGCCGTCATAGTCCATGGATAAGTTGTCGATGCTGGGCAGGTTCGTCTCAGCCATAACCATCATCATCTGATGAAAATATGCCTGGAGTGCAGTCTGCAGCTGGTTCAGATAATACTTTTGCAGATCAATGGTATCCTTACGATACCTGTCTACCGCAATGTCGACTATCGAACGGGGCTTAACCACATTGATGACGATATTGGTAGGGGCAGGGAATAAGTTAGGCAGATTGCCTATCTTTTTGTCTATCTTATATACATTAGTTCCAATGCCGGAAAGTTTCCGCTGTTTTTTAGGAGTGCCATATATTATTTCTTCTGAGCCACCTGTTCCTTTTTTGACATGCTCGCCCTCGCCAGGGCCTATTACTTCTTTTTCTGGCTCCTCGCCATAATATCCATTTGGAAACGCCACCTGCAGTCGACGAATAAGTTTTCGAATACTGGGAACTATGACCTCTATACCCTTAGGTGCTGCTTTAATAATGTCTATAACTTGTTCAAAGTCCTCTATAAGCTCTTTGGTTATGTCAGGAGTCTCTGGAACGTCAGGATTGACCGGTGGTGTTCTGGGTATGACCGCCTCTGAGCCGTATTCCCTGTGCGGGTGCAAGTCAGGACGGTAAAAAAGATTGTCTCTGTCTTCTACCATTTGTAGACTTCTCCTTGTAAATTTTTAGGTACTAAAATGGGCGCCGAGGAAGGGACATTCCGGCGCCCGTGCAAAGGGGAATATATAATATCGGGCGGGAGAAAAACCCGGTATTACCACATAGACCTTCCAAGGAATCCTCCGCCTCGGCTGCCCCATATTCCTCCAGAGGAACGGCTGGAACTGCCACGCATGGGAACCTTCACCCATTGCTGATAGTCGCCTTTGCGCTCTCCGGGCGCTTTGCCTACCTGGGCAAGATTTCTCCAAGGATTAACAGTGGAAGTTGATGAGATTTCTTTCAGCGCTGCACTGGCTCTGCTAGAGCCAAGCTGAGCAGAACTGTGCTCAATGCGCGAGCTGTTTTCTATTCTCTTAATGCCTTTTGTGATGTCTGGGAACTTAAGGACGAAGGCGAGATATGCCAAACCGAGGGCATCTACGAAGTGTTCTTCCTTTGATGTGTAGACTGGCATACCAGTTTGAGAAACGTGGTCTACTACATAGTCAATCAGCTGCTTGTGCAGCGTTTCATCAAAAGGTGAGAGAATCATTCGGTCGCGCTCAAACGCGAGAGATAACTGATTCACCATGAAGGGCTTCATTGGCTCTTTGGTGATAGTTTTCGTTACCGGATCCATAATCTCTATGGTGTTTTTGAACTGCCAGCCAACAACCTTATTCTTCAGACCGCTGAATGGATGCTTGTCGCCATAGATGTGCAGGCGCTCCAGCTGGTAGTCGCCATATCCGCGATCACAGAATATCCATGACGGGTTATATATCTCGTTTACCTTAATTATCCAGTTCACCGCATTGTCGAGAGTATACTCACTGCGCGGAACCTCTATTCTCTTCATTACTTTGAATTTACGCGCATTTATATCATAGTCCAAAACAATTATTGAAGAAGACGCAGAGAATTTATCGAAATCGACGCCGACGCATCTAAAAATATTGCTTGGAGCACGATGTTGCTCGTCATACAGGAATAGTTTTGGCAGTTTGTTGCCTTCAAGAGATCGTTCCTGAAGAATCGTCAGAGGATTGTAAGCATAATAATCTCTATGCATTGCGGCATCCACTTTGTCTTTGTTGAACACGCCGGCTTCTTCTGTGCCGAACTCTGCAAGTACTTCGTGTTCGTACTGGATGTCGGTAAACTCTCTGCGGAAGCGGGCTTCCATTTCCGGCCCCCAGTTTGGGTTGTGCATACTGGGATGGAAGTGCTCTTTGTAGCCGAACTCTGGGTCTTTGCACATACGGTAGAAGATGCTTCTCTTGCCAGTGGGAGTGGAGGAGGCCGTTATACCGATTGCCGCACGCTCACCTGCGATAGCTGCAACAGTGTAATAGTCAGTCTCGCCCATATACCAATCGTTATTAACCGCAGGCTCTTTATCCTGCGCTCTGGAGGTCGCCCTCATTTTCATCGGCTGGTCATTTCCAGCCCAGTGTAGACTATTTCTTCCGTTCCAAGGAATATGTGTTTCAGGACGATAAGACCTTGGAAGGTTTCCCCGCGTTCGTGGAGCGTTTATTTCAGCTCTAGTCGTTATGCACTACCTCTTTTTAGGCTTGGCACGTCGTTGTCTGCCGGAAAATCCGACAGAGTTTCGTCGTTTAACGGGGTTTTAGATAGACAATATGGTTACGGTTTATCTATCTCGTCCATGAAGATGTGGTCGGCTCTCTGACCACGAACGGATGCAGCGCCTTGTCCCGAAGATGCACCCGTGGTAAAGCCGAGAATGACAGAGCCATTTGCAAACTCTATTGTGTACGGGGAGCTCTTTATCTTGACTATCTGAGCTTTTAATAGCGGGCTCTCAGCAATGATTTCTTTCATGCGCATGAAGATAAGGTTTACCTGGTTTTCATACGGGGTGACGTATAGGATGCGGAACATCTTATTGGTGGCCGCCTTATGAAGACCGCTCACTATCATGGTTTCCGTTTTTCCGCAACGACGCCCTAGTCTGAATACTATTCGGGGACTGTCATCACGCAACATTTCTTCCTGATAGTCACGAGCAACCCATGGCTCGATTTTCTTTGTGTCTGGGTTGTTTATTCGCAAATAGGCCTTGGCCCAGAGAATAGGGTCGCGATGAATTTTTGCAAGTTTAGCTTTTTCTATAGGTGACCATTTAGCCATACTTACTTAGAACGGACTGCTGTATAAATCCGCGTTGCTTCTTCTCCCTCCATTGCTATTAACAGCGGCAATAGCGCCGCCGGCTATTCCTAAGCCAACTCCTGTGCTTGGAATCTTGTGCCCAAAGATGTAGTCCTGGATGCCAGGGCCTTGTTCGGCCTGTCCTGCAAAATACTTATCCCCTTGCTTACGCAATCCGGCAATGTTATTTGAGAAATCGCCAGTAGCACCAATCATGTCGGCAGCTTCTTTGTGCTGCCCATTATTGATAAACTCCGTAAATGTACTGTAATTCCCTTCAAGACGGTCGGCCGCATAAATATCGGCTTTTCCACCTTTGCTGCGCAATGCTTTTAATTGGGCGCTGAACATGGATGTATTTTGCGCTGGTTGGCCTGATGGAATAGAGGATTTTTTAGAGGCTCCTGCGTTAGCCTGGTTAGTAGTAGGCGTGAAAGTCGGGGGTACAGGAGATTGGACCTCCTGTTGCAACAGTGATTGTCTGTGTTGCTTGGAGGCCGCTATATTAGACTCAACTCTTTTTCTCGTGCTTGCTCGTTGAGCTTCTGCTCTGCTTTGTCTTGCGGCCTTTGATGCCTCAATGTTTTGACGAACTCTATTGCGGGTTTTGTTGTAGTTGCTGTTGTTAGCCTGTCTAGCCCGTCTTGATTCGTTAATATTGTTAAGAACCCTTTCGCGTGTCGAAAGGGAGTTACTATCTAAGCTTGCGCCAGAACGGGCACTTCGAATATCTGCAATGTCCTGAGCGGTTGTTTTGTCTGCAAATTGCTTAAAATTACTGCTCGAACGGGCCGCCTGGGAAGCTCTGATGTTTGCACGAGCTGCAATTGTGCGCCCTATTGACTCACCAAGGCTTTTTTGGTAGCCGGCTTTGTAGGCAAGCCTGCGAACACCGCTTTTGGCAAGACCAACAATTTCATTTAGCAATGCCATTCACTCACCTCATTTCCTCATGTATTTAGCTTCTCTGCCTAGCATCATTTGCTGGGTATTATATTTGCTTCTTTCAGCCATGGCCATAGCGGCTTGTCTCATGGTGAATATCTGCTCGTTGTCATTAAACTTTGCATTGACGAAAGCTTGTCCGCTGTTTTCGCGACCAAGCTGTCTGCGGTAGTCATTGGCTGCCTTGTATGCATCGTAAGCTAAGCCGGGGGCGTTCATTGCCAGCTCTAACCCCATGTATTTTTTAAAGCTCATCATCATAGGAAGGGCCATATCCAAACCTGCAGATGCGGCGGCCGACAGTTTGCCGGCTCCTTGTTCGCGCTTGTCTTGATAAGTGGCCATACCGCTCCATACGCCAATGCCACCGTTTAGAACAGTACCTTTGTTTTTGAGTAGATATTTTGCTACTGAACCTGCTGCACTCATAACGTTGAACCTCCATGTCTATTCTTGAATAATGCGAACACTAAGTCGCCAGTTGCTCCTGCATGGTCGATAGGAGGTGAGGATACGCCGTATTCCTGCGGGCGGGCATCAGGAGTGGAAGTGGTAACTTCTGTGTCCACTTTTCCCATTCGGTCAGTCTCGAATTTATTCATTGCCGACATGGCACTTCCAAGAATAGAACCGCCCATCAGAACTGCTGCGCCAAATTTAGTTAATTTCAAGCTGGGGGCTTGCTTGACAATCTTCTTACTCGCTTCGTCATAGACATGCTCGCCTGGGGTATATTTGACCATTTTGCCGCCTAGCTTATAAGCACCTTTGGCCATTACTCCCAGAGGGTTCTTTATCGGATTAGTGCTCATTGCGGAATTTATAGCTGCGCCGCCAAGATAAGAGCTTGCTTTTAATCCAACAGTACCCAGTCTAGATGCACCAACCATTCCTACCCTGTCAGCCATTTTTGTCACCCCCCAGGCTGCACCTGCGGTTTTTTTGCCGAGCCACCATCCGGCCTTCGCTGTTCCTGTGAGAACAGCCATTTCGGCATTATCATACGCATTGCTAAAACGACCGTTGACATGACGTAATCCTTCGGCCATTAGTCGTCACCAAAGAAGTGAGCAGCACCATAACCAGCTGCGCCAAGACCAACGGCTGCGCCAGCGGCAATGCCTGCATCTTTGCCCATACGACCCAAGTTAGTGCTTCCATCGTAATTGGTATATCTGTATCTTGCATAATCAGATAGTGGGAGTGCCATAGATTTTTCGCCAGACGCGACAGCTGCATTTATGCCGGCAGCTATATGTTCAGATGCTAGGCCTGGGTGAGATGCGCTTAATGTATGAGCTATTCGTGCGCGACTTTCCATCGTTTCCAGGGATGCACCAATACGCGGCTCAAGTCGATTTCGCGCTTTTTTTAGAGCTTCCGTGCCTTCCTCCATAGCAGCTGCCGCTTTTTGGTAATAAGAAGTGTCGGTTATTTTTTTTGCAAGTTCATCGCCATATTTAGCAATTTGTCCAACGGTATTGTCGACAGCCGCTTGCGCTGTAGGATTGCTGGAAATTTTTCCCATTATTTTTGGAATGGGATTAAAAGCCACACTGCTAAGTATATGCGGATCTTTTAAAAGTGTTTTTGCATAACTAAAACCCATTGTATATCCTCCTCAAGTCCGATATCGGACTTTTAATCATCACCAAACGCCAAATGAACGCCTGTTCCTGCAGCAGCACTGGCTGTTAGAAAACTTCCGGCAATGGCTGCTTTGTTATATGTACCATCGCTATTCATGTGCGCCAGTTTTAGTCTGTCCATATGACCAATGCCCTCATAGACACCTTTTTTCCCGCGACCATTTTTGATTACTTTACCATTGGCAACATCTTTGGCGATATTGGTGTTTTTGAGCATTTGTCTTGTGAGATTTTTGCCAGTATATGTTTGTGGTGACATCATTTTACTTACACCAGAAAAAACGGAGTAAATAAAATCTTTGCCACTAGATACAGCATTGGCAGGTTGATTAGAAGCCAGAATGCCAGTGTTCTTGCCGGCAGATTTTATTAATGCAGGCAAATTAGCCATTTTGTTCACCTTCAATTTGTATTCTACAATGTGAATTTCTTACGTTTCTGGAACAACGTCAGCGAAGTCCTCAGAATTGAGAACGTCAGAAAGAATAGTCTGGAGATTTTCTCCGTCACCTTCTCCAGCTTTCTTATTGTCCTTGCGTGTCATCATCATAAGCTGATATGTGTCATTGCGTTTCTTTACAATCTTTTCATATGCTTCCCACGCTTTTGAGACAACAGGCTGTTTTATCTCTTCGCCGTTTTCCGCTATGCCTGCCAGTATCTCAACTACGGGAGTACCTTCTTTAGCCATGAGAGCACGGCATCTTTCTAGCATGATGTCGTAGCCCAAGAGATCGTTCAGCAACTGCTTGTCAGACCAGCTGGCATTGTCGTAATCAATTTCCTCAGCGTAATTTACAGCAAGAAGCTCAAGTCTCGATGTCTCGATAGGACATTTTTCTCCCTCTGGAGCTAAGTCGTAGGGGAGTATAGGACAAGTCTCGGAGTAAGGGCAATCATCTGCTTTGCAGATAATGGGAATTCTTGCGTACAGACCGGTCTTAGTGGCATTCATGGCTTTTACAGCTTTTGCAGCCTCCATGGCTTTTTCAGAGTATCCCCATGGGCCTTGCTCCATCAAAGATGCTTCGAAGCGCTCTCTGTTGGTAACAACAACGCTGCGTTCTTCCCCTTGGTCAGAAAGCAACAGATTGTGTTCTACAGAATCGCGATTGTCTTCATCCATATCTATTTCAACGCTCCTTTACTTCATATGATTTTGCGATGAACGAATAAGCTACATTATCTTCCTCGGAACCGTAGGACTCACTCTGCAAAGTGATGCCTGATAGCTTATAGCGTTCGTTTTCCAATATATCCAACTTTGAAAAAATGTCAGAAGTCTCCAGCACGCCGCTAATAATAAGCACAGGAGTTTTCTGGCTCCTGTCTATGGTCACGTTAAAAGAGAAGACGCCTTCGATTGATTCAAAGTCATTGACCTTAATTTTAGACATAAAAAATCCCTCCTTTAATCAATATTACGAGATGTAGAGCTCTCTATGTTGATTTAGGAGGGATTATCTTTATGCAGTTTTACAGATTGTAGATGCCCTATGGAACTTGAAAAATTATAAATTTTTTCCGGCACCACCAGGTACTTTTGGAAAAATGAGGGGGCAAAAAATCGAGCCCCCAGGTTGCATTATAGGAAAAAGGAGGCTGAACAATTGTGAGTTTATTGGTCAGACAGAAGGATTTGGTGGCAAAGCGTGAGACAAATGGTTGGACCATAAGCATCGAATTGCAGGGGAAACGTGTTGCCTTCATTGCTGTAAAGAACGGAAAAAAAGAAATCCTGTTCTACAGAGATGAAGTAGAACAGGCAGTATGAGCGTAGCGAAAAGGTAAAGTTAGTCAAAAAATGTTGAGGCAGTGGTCGTGCTGCCGGAAGTACTAGGAGGTACTATTATGTTCGTATTGGATTTTGAAGCACTGGAAAATGGCAAGGTCGTAGGCAAGAGTGTGGCAGGTAACATCTGCATTGGCACTGGTCATGGACTCAATCTCTTGGGTGACGTTGCACAGAAGGTGGCAGATGGTCTGCATGCTGCAGGTGATGCTTGCATTAAGAAAGGGGAAGAACTGAAGGGCGAAACCAAAAAGGCAGAAGCAAAGAAACAGACTGCTCCTGCAAAGAAAAAGGTGGCAACGAAGCAGGTAAAGAAATACGGCCTGTCTGACATTGTGGCTAAATACCCGAAATTTGCTCCATCGGCATCCCTGTTGTCCAAACACTACAAAGAAGTGTTCTTCAAGGAAGTGGCAGACAATATGACGATTGTTCTTGAGGGCGTAAACAAGAAGACACGCAAGAAGGAGGAACTGGTTGCATACAAGAACATCTGGGCTTTTGAAAGCAGAAACGGCGTGCGTTTCAATGCTGATGACAAGCCGCCCGTGACCGACTGCGAAGGCAAGGCTGTTGAACAGGAAGAGCAGGAGGTTGAATCTCTCCTTAATAGCGAGCTTGTTATCGAGGAAGCAGAAGTCGTCGAAGAAGCACAGGAAGAACCGGTTGTCGAGGAACAGGAAGCTCCTGCCGAAGAAGTAGCGGGAGAAGCCGAAATCGATGGCATGGATATGCTTGTGGCGGCTTATCCTGAATGCGTGAACGGTATTCAGCTTATGCAACGCAAATTCGGTCAGCTCGATTTCAAGGCCATTGTGGCTGGTGGTCGTTATGCTGTTGTTGAAAACGACAAGGTGACTATCACTATCGACCTTGAGGAAGGCACTATGGCTCACAAGGAAAAGGAGGCTGTTGTTGAAATCAAGGTTCCGCAGAAGAGCACGATTGAAGGCTATAAAAAGCTGGAGAAGTTCGACGGGGTTATTGATGTGGCTATGGATATTGCCAAAGACTATGACGATAACTGCCTGAAGGTGGAGAAGGTCGCTCGTGGCGTAGTATTCATGACCGGTTACCAGAGTGGCGCTGCTTGTGAAGTACGCATCAAGGTGGCTTCCCGTAAGTGGGCAGCTATCAACGGGGAGTTGGGAGAGAGCTTTGCTAGCGCTTATGGCTTGAAGATTGCCGGCTAAGAAGTTCCTGACTCCAGTCCTGTCGCATGACTTAAAACTAGGCAATATGGTTATTTATGGAAAATGAAAGGATGATTTTATTATGGCAAAACGTATTATCAAGAACAGCCGTCAGGTGATTGCAGCTCGTAACAAGGTGCTTCAGAAAGATGTACTGGCTTATGAGCATTTACCGAGCGTGTTTCCTGCTGATGGGGTATACAAGGCTTACACGGTAGTTCGTTTGGTAGTATCCCCCGACAAGAAGGGGGTAAAGGGTCGGGCACTCTTGACACAAGTTCCAGCCAGCCGTAAGTCCCCTTGGGTGGAAGACCTCATTCGTCCTGAAACTGTTCAGGGGGTCATTGTGGATCGCTATTGCCCCGCGTTCCTCAATTTGCGTGTCGAAACGCGCAAGGAAAGTGACAATTATGTCGTGGACTACTTGCAGGGGGCTATCTATGCCTTTAATAGTGACTTCTTTGTTGCTATTGAGGGCAAGCAGGTTATGAGCCTGCTGACTGGAGATAAGTTTGCTAATGGGCTTATCTTCGCTGATGGAGGCGTCAAGGAGGGCGTCTTGGTATACGGAAGCACGAAGCATGGATGCGCTACGTCTTCCAATGGTCAGGTAAAGAAGAAGGAGATAACTTTACCTTGTAACAATCTCCCTGGGTTTGACTATAGAAATATACTCAACATCTTGACTTTTGGCCTGTTGGATATTATCGAGGGGGCCAAGAGAGAAGCAACGACTCTTAAACAGGTTGCACAGTTATCCACCCGTATAGCGCAGGTGGATGCGCCGGCAGTTGAAGGTGTTAAATGCAATGTCTTCGCTGTTTATATGGGGATTTATTCTCCGTTGTGGGATGGGCAGTTCTATCTGCAGGATGAGTATGTGGCCGATTGGTACACGGATCGTCTGGGTAGCAATCAGTTCAGTGTGCTGCGTAAAGCAGTTCGCGGTATCACCTTGCAGAGCCGCCCTTATATGTGCAAGGGGAATGGCCGGGTCAAATCTCGTCGTTCTTTGGACTATTTCCTCAATTCTCGTGGTTGGGAAGTTGTAGTTGTTGAGCGTGAGAACCTGGCCGCCGATGACCAGCCTAACTTCAATGATGCGGTTTGGTCTAAGGGTAAGGTCGGAGACTTTGCTGGCAAATTGGTTATTGTGTGTGACAATAAAGACCAGATAAAGGCAGAAGGCATCCAAGTGTTCACTGACCTGAATGGTCTGAAGGAAACCTTTGACCTTGCCCGCAAATCAGGATTGAATGTACTGGATACCACGGAGGAATCCGAGGATGTGCAGACATCAACTCAGACATTCGCTACTTTTATGGTGGCAGATGAAGCCGCTGCTCACAACCTGTTCATGGAACGGACTGAGGATGCTGTCAGCAAAGTATATGACAGTGTTATGGCAGAGGAAGGCGTGGCCGTCACTTCGGCTGAGCTGGATAATGCTATGAACCTCATTCAGTTGGGCAATAAAGTATTCCCGCAGTTTATGCGTGAGTGCTGGCGGCCAGGCTACAAGTCCATGGTGGATAATGCCATTGAAGGCTTGGCTCGTAAGGTTGGCAACTGCAATCTTGCCAACGAGGGCGCATATGACGTATTCGTCGTTGACGCTTGCTTGGACTATGGGTTTGAAGGGCTCAAGTTCGAGAATGGTATTTGTGAGGTGCTCTGCAAAGACATCAAGAAGGACTCCATGCTTGTCAGATTCCCGAAAGCAAATGCCTTTGGTTTCAGTATCGTTAGACCTGTCACGGTGGATACGATAATGGAACGTGCCGAAGCTGCAGGTCTTTCTGATTATGAGCAGGAGCTTTTAAGAGATGAACTGGAGGATTTGGCAGAAGGTATCGTTATGCTGCCGGCGAGCCAGAGCTTGATGGATAAGCATGACGGACATGATTTCGATGGTGACCACGGTCAGTTGACGGAAGACAGCGACACCGTGGCGATTGTTCGTAACAAACCTTCTATGGTTGTTCATATCTGTGGCGATATTGCAGCATACGAAGAAGGGGCGGTGAAACACCGTCGTTAATTGCAGGTGAGAGCCTGGCGTTATGCCGGGCTCCTTTTTATGTTTATTTTTGGAGGTATTTGAAATGGAAAAAGTATTAGATTTGAATGTTTGCCGTGATAACTGGATGCATGCTTGCACTTCTCCGAATCTGGATGTTGGTGTAGTCATCAATCGCTTTGCTATCTTTTCCACAGCGTTAGTCAATGCTAAGCGGTGGGCGGCCGGTAATGAGAAAGCTGGCAAGAAGGCGAGACTTATCATGAAAACTGCATTCCCTGGTAAACATGATGTCAGTGAGTACGCACCGCTTCCTTGTGGCAAAGAGGAAGATGGCAATATCCATCATTATGTGACTGAAAGCATAGTGGCGGATAAATTTGCCGAAATGGGAGCTATGGCTTTGACTCCTGAAAATATCGAAGCCGCTTGCATCGACTTGCAGGCCATTGCCCGTATGTACGCAGAAGGGACGATTGATGCTGCAAAGACTGGTGCGGAGGTTGTTATCGAGAACATCGAGAACCTCAAGAAGTTGCAGGCAAAATCCAAACTGGCTCTTGAAGTCACTATTGATTGGAATAAGACTGCAGCAAAAGTTGAGAAGAATACTGGTGTGTCCATCAAATGCGCTGCTCCTTCTAGTAAGAAGGTGGCCGTTGAGGATATCTTCCATGAACTTCGCCTGGAGGGAATGAAGGAAGTAGCTCAGCTTGCCAAGTATCTCAGCTCTGCCGAACAGTGCATGCCGGAAGAAGTGATGGCCTACACTCGCGAAGTGGCAGAAAAGACTCCGGTTGGGGTTATCGAGCTTGTTCGTAAAGTCAAGAAGATTTATATGTCCTTGGCCCAGATTCGTAAGAATACAGAGAAACGCCATACTGAAGGCATTACTGACGAACAGGTTATCAGTCAGATTAAAAAAGCTATTAATCCTGCATTTGACGCTCAGTTCGAAGGACTGCGCAATATGTTGCGTGTAGCACTGTCTGACATGGATATTTATGAAAAGGTGGCTTTGTGCCTCTATGTCACCTATGACGAAATGGGGAATAAAGGACGCAAAGGTGCCGATGCAGAAGTATCCAAATTCGTACAGGATTTGCTCGACAAAGAGTTCTTCCTGTTCATCATGGGCTTGTACGATGGTGATGATGCTGTGTGTCAGTACACTGAAGATGCTCTCATCAAGTGCCATGGTTACGAGGATGGCGATGTAGCTGAATTCGTATTCGGAGAAGCTGAAGATGATGGCAAGTATGCTATGGCCAAGGAGGCTTCTTTGGAGGGTGAATATATCATTCGCAAGAATCGTGAGGGCAAGTTCGTTGCTTCTCGTAAGGTAGCAGATAGTGTAGAAGTGCTGGCCGGTGATCCGACACAGATTACTTTTGTTACCAAGATGAAGGTGCGTTATTCCAAGGAGGCAGAATTGGCCCTGGAAAAAGCGCTTATCAAAGGTGCTGAAGTACAGCTTGTTCCGTATGACAAGGTGCATAACCTGCGTCGTGCCGTACTGATTAATGGAGTTCGCGTTGCTGAATTCCAGAACGATACTGGAGACATCAAGCAGAAGGAGGCTAACGATTATTTCGATAACCTTCACGCTGTTAAAGGTAAACTGGTGTCGGCCGTGTATGGTATAGTTACAGAGGGTAGCGCCAGCTATCTTCAGGCTGTTGTAACCATTGGCAAATGCGTAAAAGCAAAGACGGTGGAGAACTACAATGGCACGGCCATGATTGAGAAGAAGCTCAAAGAAGTGGCAGAAGCCCAGAGAGCAGAACGTCTGGCAAAACGCAAGGCTGCCGCAGCTAAAGCCGATAGTTCTTACCGGAACTGCGAGGATGCGCTGCCTGGCCTTGGTGCTCCAGCAAAGAAAAAGGTTGCTCCTAAGAAGGTAGCCAGCACTTTGCCTGGGTTAGCTAAGACTCCTGTTAAAAAAGCAGTAGTTAAAGCTGCACCGAAGAAAGGCAGAGTAAAACCTGCCGCCGGTAAAGCAGACGCTATTCTTATCTAATAGCTTGCGCCCTGACAGACGGCGCATATAAATAGTCTGTTGATTTTTTATTTTTCGTGGTATAATTATAGGAGGAATGAAAATGCCAGAGATTGACAGATTTTCAGGAATGGTTGTATCGGTGTATTGCGAAGCAGGTGGAAAGCACAACTGGCCGCATATTCATGTCAGATACAGTGGAACCGAAGCCGCATACAAATTAGACGGTGAGCGCATTGAAGGGAGCCTTCCAAATGCGAAAGAAAAGGAACTAAAAGCATGGATGGAAGCGCATCGCCCGGCGCTTGAGGAAATATGGAAGTTGGCGCATGCAGGTAAGCGCATTCCAAAGGTTAAGGAGGTTGAGTCAAAATGAAGCTAATAAAAGCGCAGGCTATCAGCGATACAGTTTTAGAGATTGTGTATCAGGATGGCGGCAGGAGACTTTTTGACATTACTCCATACATAAGAGGAGAATGGATGGGAGAGCTAGGCAATCCTGAATATTTTAGACAGGTGAGCATTGAACCTGAGTTTGGTGATACAGTAGTATGGCCAAATGGTCAGGATATAGCTCCTCACGAATTGTATGAAATGAGCATAGCAGCTTAATAGTAGCCGTCCGTTATAATGCGGGCGGCTCTTTTTATTAGCCGAAACGCCTCGAAAGAGGCGTCTATCAGAACTGGCCCACTGATACTGATGATGGCAGGCCAATGCCCCTACGGGGGGAGCGTGTCCTACGGAGCGCAAGGAAGACTGGAGCTTCCTGATGTCCAGGTACAGAGCTTATTCCGTTCGTAGTATCATGGTGCTATTCATACCTACGGTTGGTTAAGAAGGTATCTTCTG